CAAGAGTCATCATGCCGAAGGTAAGTTCAGACTCAGGTATATCCTGATTCTCACCTACCCAATAAGCTGTGGCTCCACCAATCTGTCTAGGAATCTCGATCATACCAGCAGACAGATTAGTCATTTTTGAAACATTCAGAGCGCTAAGAACCATTCTGGCCTCAAGCATCTCGATGAGTTCGGCAGTGTATTCGATAGGTACAATATAGCCGGCTCCATCGGTATTGGTAGCCATAGCAGCCTTTCTCGTAGCTTCAAAAATCTCTTTCTCGAAAGGTGCTTTCTCCCAGTTCTGTGTAACTACGCCATACATAGCACGCGCCCAAGAGAACTTGCTCTTCAAAGACTCTGCTCCAGGGAGGGACATTGTATTAGGAGCCATAATTCTCTCCATCTCCTTGATACGAGTCTCAAGAGCTGCCATTTCAGCCTTGTACTTGTTCTCAAGATCAGGAACTCCTTTAAACTTCTCTTCTATAAGAGTCTTCTGTTCTGCTATTGCTGTCATGATCTCTACTAAACTAAATTCTTTAGTCTCTTCTGGCATGTCTTTATCCTCCTTATTAATATTTGTGTTCTTTCTTTTAACCTCTCTACTGACTACTTGGAACATAGTCCTTTTCAGGACTGAACCTTTGTGTTAAGATTATAAAGTCTAATCTACAAAAAGGTTCTGGTCAACTTATTTTTGGTTCTACACACTACAAAACAGCAATGTTCAATCATTTCAACATATTCCTTTATAACCTCCTTTATCACTTATTTCGCTTTCAACAGGTCTGTCATACTTTTAAGAGCTTTTGACAACTCTTCCATAGACTTGTTATCTACTTTTTCTGTAGATCGTTCCTCTTCACTTGTCTGAAGAAGCTTGTCTATGTATGTCTCATCTACAACAGTAGGTACAATGCTCTTGATTTCTATCTCCTGTTTGAACTCCTTCAAGTTGTTTTCCTTCTGCCACTCTCTTATATCTACTATAAATGTCTTGATCTCTGACAGAATAGCAAGAACCTCGTCAAGTCTTTTGTCTTCTACTAGTTCTAGTTCTACAAACTCAGCAATAGATTCCTTACTTTCTACCTTCTTCTCTTCAACAGTTTTATCTTCTACTGTCTCAGGAATCTTGATCAAGAACTTCTCAGCTATATCAGACTCTACTATAGCTTTAACTCCAAGACCTTCGATCTTGTCAAGATTGCTGAAGTAGAACTGAGCTATATCTTTCTCATCGTCAGTCTTGCCTTCTTCCATACTTCTCTGAAGAGCTTCTTGATTAGCGGGTATCAAACACTGACTAGTCTCGATAAGATCATCTAACTCTTTGTATATACGACGCGCAACTCTTTTACCTTTATCTTTGAGTTCACGCCACTTATCATAGTCTAGTGTTTCTACAGTCTTGGGTATAACACCAACGCTAAAAGCAGCTATACCCTTAGAAAATAGATTCCACGCCCAATCTGCTTCTGGATTACCTTCATCTACGTAGTACTTAGGACAACCTATAAGCTCTTTACCATCTTTGAATACCTTAGTCCACTCTCCCAACTGTGATCTAAGATCGCCACTATATCTGTGAGAAGATAGAAGAACTGGATGCTTCATAAAGTTCTTGAGCACTTTTGGTGTATAAGCATCTACCTCAATTATCTCATCATATCTGTCAAGAGCTTCGTTTGACATTACTACTTCGCCTGAATGATCTTTCTCATTTATATCTCTTACCTTACCACAAAATATTCTGTGAATAATCTTACTCATTTGTTACCTCCTTAACTGGTTTATTAGCAGCAATAGTAAAACAGGTACAACCCATAGTCTCGTCAATAGGTGCCATTAGATCGCCGGGGTAACGCAAGACGAAATCGGGGCTGAAAGACTCGCCTATTCTTACCGTTAGACCATCTAGATCAGCATGTGACTGTCTACCTGTGTCACGCCTAGAGGAGATCCACTTATTATACTGTATACCTATTGTCTGCATGTGAACTATACGACCAACTACTAAAACCGATGAGGACTCTGTTCGTGCTATAGAATTTACTCTCTTAGTAATATTGTTATACAACGTTCTTATCATTTCAACCTTCATATCTTTGCTTTCTTTGTTGTCTATGATAGTCTGAACGTTCTTATCAATAGTAGAGAGTATCTTAATCGGAACGATGCTTAATCTTGATTGTAAATAAGACACAACTTTGGGATTCTCTATGTTAAACTTAACATCAACATTCTCAGAGAGTCCAAGTTCTTCTACAATCATTTCAGCACCAGCTTTCATTGCTTCTAAGTACAGACTTCCCATCAATCTTTGTAGTTTAACACCATCTCGTTTAATATCAAACTGTTTTTCCTTGTCCTTGATTATGCTTTCTATAACTGCCTTTCTTTGATCGAAGATAAACTTCTTTAGTTTACTTCTATACAACTCTTCTAATCTTAACTGCACTGTGATGTAACGATTCCACAACATCTTATTAGCATCATTTGGCTTAGGCTTTGGTTTGGCATTAGCATTATCAGCAGGTTTCACAGGACCAGGTTTAGTAGGTTTGCCATCCGTAGGTACCTGACCAGGAGTTTGAGGAGTAGTAGGAGTAAGATTGTTAGCACCAAGAACACCATTATCAGCTTGTTCCATAGCAATATCTGCTGGTATCATGCCCATAGGTACCCACCATACCTTACCCCAGGGTTGGGGTTTCATACCAAGCTCTAATCTATCATTTATATCATTCAGTGGAAATCCAATACTCCACATTTTTTTAGCAGTATCAATTCTTACAGCATAGTCATCGTGAAGAGCACCAACAGACGCGAGGTCGAATATGATCTTGTATCTACCACCTTCTATCTGAGCAAATAAGGTATCATTGATAAACTCTTCAATATAACCAAGATGAGGGACCATTCCCTCTTCCCAAAATGCCTTGTGAGCCATCTTTATGCCTTCGTAGGAATTTCCACACCACAAGATTCTTCCATTGTATCTGGTCAAGACCGTGTGACATGGTGGTACTTCAAAACAATACACCTTACCTTTATACTGCACCTTCTCTGGTCTTAACACAGACATTTTGTTTGATTCTTTTACAGAAGTTATATACACTTTATACAATGGTCTTCTGTTTAATAATGATCTTTCATCATCATCTTTGCTGGAATTCCACTTTACTACTTCTGTACCACGAGTAGGCATAAATGTTGCTACTCTACCAATTTTTATGGCAAGTTCGTAAACATCTTCAGCTAACTGTTTGGAGGTAGTATAGTACACATAGTTGTCCTTACCTAAATTAGTAGCATCTCCTCTCATAAGAGTGTTGAATAGGTGTTTTAGAAGTTTAGGATGTAACTCAAGTATATCTCGTGGAATTCTCTTCTCATAACAGTACTTACCAATATTGTTAGACAAATAACTACACAGATCATTTCCATTTATTACGAAGTCAGTACCATGTCCAGAACTATACTCATTGTAATCGTAATCAAACTGATCTAGATCGCAACGTAACCTATTTTTATCATAACTACCAGACTGCGTTATCTTTAGAGATTTGCCGTCTTTTACTAAACAACCTTCAGATATAAACCAACCCAAGAACTTGAGCCAGGGAACTATCTTGAACTCAGTACCTTTCTTACCATTTTTCTTATAGTTTCCGTGGTCTACTTTATCTATAGAATATGTATCTTCTATTTTACCATCCCAAATGCCGTTTCTTGGAGAGCTAAATCTATCTTGTTCTATATCAGACACTTTCTCAAACATGAAGCTAACGTCATCTTTGGCTTCTCCTTGTCTATCTTTTTCCTTACCATACATGTTATGTTTAGGAGTAACCATAAAATCTATTTTAGTAGGTTTACTATCTGTTTTCTTCTGTGTGTACATATCACCATCATGATCATAAACATAGGTCTTAGTAACGTTCTTAAACTCTACTTTACCATTTTGATCTAATGATGCTAGTTTATCACCTACTTTGACATCTTTAACACCTACAAAACCTTTATCCGTCATAACATCAGTATCAGGATGATAACACTGAACGTCTTCATATAGACCTAATACTACTTCGTTAGTCTTGTATATAGCAAATATCTCGCTTCTGTTTTTCTTATGTAGATTGATAAATTCCATATCTTTGTGAGATATCTTAGACTCAGTGAACTTGCCATCGTTATCTATCAATGCTATTCTGTGTGCTTTCTCGTATCCCTCGTGTTCTCCTTCAAATTGATCTAATATTCGATTGAAGTCGTCGTCACTAAGAGACTCTTTCACAGAGATAAAACCACTTGTTTTAACTCCCTGCTTAAAAAAGTTCTTATTGTACATAGAAGCATAATAATCTTGGTCTACTGCCATAGCTCCAGGATCTAATGGTGACATACCTCTAAAATTATCATAGGGATTGAAATACTTTAAGAATAGAATCTCCCAGTAAGCAAAAGGTATGGGAGCAGAACCATTATACATCCATCCAGTTATAGCATTAAGTGCTTGATTTACAACAGGATCAAACATTAGTGGATTTAATGGCCAGATGCTTTTTGGCGTTTTAGAAGCATCCTCTCTTCGCATAGCCAATATACACTCACCATATATGTTTAAGAATATGCTTATGGCTTCTATGAATATTCTCTTAGTCATCCATGAATTGGGATGTCTTAACAACTCAAAAATATTGCCAGACGTGATAGCTTTATCTTGCCTATCACGTTCCACTAACTTTATAGGTACTTTAGAAGCATTTCTAGCAATAGTATTTATAGAAGCATACACCCACACACTATCTTTGTAAGGTTGTGCTAGAGTTGTTGGCGGACTATGTAGTCTATTAGTCCAACTCATCTGTGACCAAAGACTACGAAAGATGGCAGCATCTCCAGATAGAGGGCCAACACTCTTTCGTATCGACATACTACTATTTACCACCTCACGTGCTACCGCATTTACGACTCTTCTCATTAGACCTGCGCTCATAGTTTCATCTCCCTTAATTTAGCCATCTTACACGAGTACCAATACCCTTTTTTATATGTGTGTAAGCAGCGTAACGTTCTGCATCTTGAGCATGATCATTAAACTTAACTGGCTCATCCAAGACGTTGCTGTTAGAATCAGTCTTCCAAACGTAGGAACTCTTCTCAGCAATTATTTCAGAGCTAGATTTGATAACATGCACCTTACATCTCTTAACAAACTCAATTCCAGGACCAACATCTTTGGAGGCTGGTTTAATATTAAATCCCGCTGCTCTAATCTCAACTATCTTCGCAGGATCAGCAGAATCAGCATATATTGGTCTAACTCTATCTTTTGGTGGTATAGCTGTCTTGAGTTTAGTTATTAACTGAGTTATAGTAAGCTTTGGTTGATATATTAGTTCTTCCTCCCACAAGTCTAAGTCCTTATACCCAATCTTTACCAAAGCATTTGGTACGTTGTAACCAAAGTCAAGACCATAGATGATAGGTAAACCATCAGGTATTCTATCACTTTCTGCATCCCAGTTGTTATATATAACATTTTCCAGTTCACCCCAAAGACCTTTGGCCATAACACGCCACATATTTATATCTTGGTTCTTTAAATCTTCTAGCTCATCTATGTAATCCTGATCCAAGAATGGATTATCCTGATAGGTAGATACTATCTCTTCTATATCAGTCATCTTATCTATCATTTTGGTCTTGATCCAATGCTTAGAACCTTTAGGGTTAAAGCTTAAGATCATCTGATTTCTAAGACCGTCTGACACAGGTGTTCTCAACCTTGTCTTCAACAACAAGTAATCTTCATAACTAAACTCTGTAGCTTCTTCCATCCATATATAGGACCACGAGGAGCTCTTAATTTTTTCTGGATTGTCAATAGAACCAAAGTGTAACCAGTTATCCTTGTAGTAGTAATTAAGCATAACCTTCTCTTCATCTACTCTATCACGTATTCCAAACTCTTCCATGATATCGTACATCATAGGTAAGGTAGATATTCTAAGGGAGGGTAACGATTTTCTTACCACCAAGATATTCTTCTTACGAGCTGAAATGAATCTGTTACATAACATCTGACCAATGCTATAACTTTTACTACTTCCAGCACTACCTCTATTGATCAAGTTCTTCTTAGTACTACAGTAATTCTTTACAAATACGTTGGTCACTTTTGGTGTTACTATTATTGGTTGAGGTCCTTGTTGATATACTGATTGAATTATACTATTTGTGTTAGCAGTAAACCTAGCCATCTACAGCCTCACTTTCCACCTCGATTACTCTACTAAGCTTCTTCTGCTCTTTCACTCTTTTTTGATATTCCTTACTATCCATATCATCATCAATGTAAGGTATCTCTTCCTCATCAACCTCTTTCTTACCTCCAGTTATAGCTAATAGTTTACCTCTACTCTGATCCATCCCTTCAAGTGTCTTACTTTTTCCACCTTTAATAACTTGAGCTTTAGGAAGTTTAACATCGGGACTAGCTGGCATCAAGTTTATTATTATTGGTGCCTGTTGATTCAAGTTTTTCTGTGGTACATCTATATATCCTCTATCCTGAGCTAAACATTTCAACGTAAATATTACTGCTGTCAGGTTTTTATCCTTGACCAACGATCTCAAGCTCTCCTCAGCCTCATCCACAATCATACTTCTTGTCTCAAACAAAGCGTCTCTAAGACAAGGATGTTTCCGTATGTAATGTTGTAGTGTAGGTATGGGTACATTTATCATGCTAGCAGCTTTTGTAATCAAACCATTACTTGCTCTAAGAGCCGTTTCCATCATGCTCAAATCCACACCTTTCTCTATAGTTTTCTTACGACCACGCCTCTTAGCTGATTTTACTATTGTTGTACTCAACCTTTTTCGTTCCATATAACTTATACCTCTATCCAAATACCATTAGTTATGTAACCATGTCTTGTTATCTTCTCACCACCACGATGACCTGTAAATAATATTGAAGGTGTCACAGATATTCTACCATCCTCATGTTCCTCTACCTTGTGATTATTAAGACCACCAACCCCACAATTAGGTATGTAAAATAACCACTCTCCATTATCAGCTTTCCAGCATGATATTTTGCTATCATCTAGCTCACTCATTCCCTTTATTCTGTAAGCTTCGTTCATTGTATCTCCCGACTAACCATTAGAATATGCTTATATATTACAGCATAAGGTAAATCTAGTCAATTTATATTGGTACATATAAAATAAATAAGTAATGATTATAAGATAGTAGAGTATACAGTGTGATAGATGTCACCATATCTTGAAAGAGCTAAAACTTTTTATATTTCTTGACAACCTCTACCACCACCATCTCTACTACCACCGCCTGAACCTCAACCTGAACCTGTCTCGAATCACCGGACACCTACCACCACCTGAACCTGTCTCGAATCACCGGACACGCTCTTAAAAGAGCTACTCCTTTTTGTTTACCGCGAAACCTACGGGAATGTATAGAGAGAAACACAGAATTCTCTTTACTCTTCACTTTTACACTATTGACGAGTTGTATAAGATGAGTTGATTAGATTCACTTACTATTTTACGTGATATGTGTATGTTAACTCTTTCGAGTGAGTACACAACACGATAACTAATATAGAAGAGAGTACAAAATGATAGACGTGATTTATGTATTAGAACACATTTGTATCATGTTCAGAATGAACAAGACTGTTACAAAACTTGTATCTCTTGAACTGAAGTATGAGAAGTAAAACTGTTATACAGTGTATCACTCCTGAATGTTGTCAGAGAACAAGAGTATGACAAGTTAGTGTTGTACTCTAGAAATCTTTCTGATCATATCGATGTGGATATATCAGAAGACTATGATGTTAATATCATATCAATCTTCTCAAGACAAGATTCAAAGATGTTGTTGTAATAGACAACATCAAACAATTACTAGACATAAAGATAGAAGTAGTAGATGGATATTCACAGAGAGTGTATCTAGTAGTAGACAGACATTCTTCTAGACACGTTAGTGTAGAGAAGACCACTCAATGTGATGAGATAGTAGAACAGTGTATTGTAATTCCAGACATCGATGTAGTAAGACTCAGTAAGTTCTAGTATCTGAATCACACGTCTAGTTGTATGATTTGTCTGTTCACACATATCAAAGATATGTGTTTTGTCATGGCGTCATTATCAATTAATAATGGTATAATGGCGCCTTTAAACGGGGTTACTAAGACAATTCCGACAATGTTTAATGATTGTCGATTATATAACATTAGATAGTTAGTGGACACACTGGAGGTTTCAAATGTTAAAAGAACTCAAAGAAGTAGAAGTTGTAGTTGGTATGGAAGAGATGGTGGAAAAAGTTATTGGTTACATCAAGGAAGGTAACAAGGTAGCGGTAGTGGTATTACAGTCGTTAGTACCAGTAGAAGTAGAGATCAATCTCTTAGAGATGGCTGAGAAGGTCATCGAAGAGAGAAGAGTAGCAGAGATCAACGCTTGGCATAAAGTCGAGCTTAAGAAACTTCTTGAAGAGAAGAAGAGAAGGTTGTCAAATGTAACACCTGTTGTAGAAGTAAAGGTTGTTGAGAAGAAAGAAGAAAAGGTTGTACAACTAGTAAAGAAGCCCGTGGTTGATATAGAGAAAGCAAAGAGAGAGATAAGAGATGCTCTCTTATGTGATGGTATTGATGAGAAAGAGAAAAGAGCACGTATCTTTGCCGAAGGTCAGAGAATCAAGAAAGAGAGAGCAGCAACAGTGACTAGTGAAGTAGTAGTCAACAAAAACGGTATTAAGCAGTTAAACTAAAGGAGGTAACAAATGGCTATTGTATTTGTTAAAGAAGGTCAGAGTAGATGTGCAAATTGTGGTTCTGACCTTGTCGTTGATGAAAGCATTGACGACAGAAAGGTTCTCGGTTTTAGCAGTGTCTACTGCCATTGTCCCAATCCAGAGTGTAATATGGGGACAATAGCAAGATTTGAAGCTTCACATGAGTACTACAAACAAATAACTGTGAAGGAGGTGATGTAGAATGTTAAAGCTGATCTATGTGTTAGAACACG